TTCGGCAGCAATTTCGGGGTGTTCTGCTTGGAAAGTTTTTGAATCGAATCTGCTGCCCTTTTGTGTTTTCCAAGTAACAACATATTTTGGCGATTCAATGCCCTCATTGTCTTTGATTAAGTCTTTTAAGTGTGTTTCGATTTCTTTTTGTTCGTCCTGTAAAGACTTAATGTGTGCTTTTAATTCCTGCAAATATGCAATTTTTTCTTCGTGTGCATTTACTGCTTCTGTTGTTCTTTCGTCTGTCGGGTAAAGTTCAATATATTGGTCGGAAGATTGTGCATAAAGTTCTTTCAAAGTTTCGTCATCATCTGCAACAACTTGTGGGGGTGTATCATTCTTGACACAAGCCCAAAACTCTTTTGCTGCTTCAACCATTGTGTCAAATAATTCTTGGTCAAATTCAATGCGTTTATATTTGAAACTTTGGCCACCAATAAGGACTGCAATATAACCAACTTTACGGCCGGTTATTCCGAGATACCACATAACTTGCAAAATATATTCTTGTGGTATTTCTTCACCGTCCCACTCGTCCTTTTTGAAGAATGAACACGTTTTGCATTCAAGCAGTTCATCTGTTCCGGTTACGAGACGGTCAATGTGTGCAACCATATACGGAAATTCTTTGTGTTGATAAACTTTCGGTGCAATTCTTACTGCTTTTCCTGTTGTTGTTACAAATTTGTCTGCAACGAATTGTTCCAATTCTGTTCCAAGTTGCACTGCTTCAATGTTGGATAAGTCGGGCAATGGAAGTTTTTGTGTTTTTTCTGCCCAAAGTTTTAATGGGGTCTTCCAACGAGACATTCCCATTACAACTGCGATGTCTGAACCACCAATATACTCGTGGCGATTCGTTCTTACATCGTCTTTTGAAATTGTTTGTGTTGTCATAAGTTACCACCTTTTGTTTTTGTATGTCCTGACCCCCTGCACTGTTGGGGGTTTCGTCTTAATTTTCAAAGACTCATCAGAGGACTTAACACAATTGACTTAATGTTTTGTCAATTAACTCTCTCAATTGTTCCTCATTTCCGAGTTTCGCAAGTTCTGTTGTACACGGCATATAATTTTCGTAATTAAAGTAGATGTCGCCGTCTTCATCTGTTGTCAATGTTCTTTCAAGTGCTTCAAGAGCATAGAATAATAAAATCTTTTGTTGTTCTGTCATTTTGTTACCACCTTTCTTTTACGCAATTTGCTCGTCTCGCCAAGCGTCATATGCTGCGTCGGGGTCGGGTTCGTCCCAACCGTCTTCAACTTCCCAGTCAATGTCTTCAAGAACTTTTATAATTCTTTGAATTTTGACTTCGGCCGGATATTCTGTTTCGCATTCGAACTCGTCCGGATAGTGTGCTTCAATTGAATCTTCGTCAATGTCTTGTTCTGATTCTGTCCAGCCGTACATCCATTCGCACGGTGCTGGTTCGTACCATTCTCGGTAATCACCGGAAGCACAAAGTGATGTTTCACATTCGATGATTTGACCGTTTGTAAGTTCTGCTTGAACTTTTCCGTATCCTGTAAAACTTGCCATTATGCAGCCACCTTTCTGTTAGTACGCATTACCCTTTTGTAATATGCGTTGAGTTCACCTGCTGCCATAATGTACTTCATTTGTTGGTCTGCCAACATCGGTGGCATAAATTCCACCGGTTTTAAGTGATTCCAACGAATTGTGTAAAATTCAAGCCACGCTTGACGCACAACATTGTACTTGTGCTGTTCTCTTTTTTTGAAGAACATTTGAATTTTCCTTTTGATGTTTTTTAGCATTTTTTCGACCTCTTTCTTGTTAAAATTACTTTACATATTTGACAAAATATTGTTGAAATTTGTTTTAATTCCGTTATAATATTATTGGAATGTGTTTGACTTTTCGTACTGGGCATATTCCGTTTCGTACAATTTGGCAAGATAATTTCGGACAACAATTGAAAGGTTGTAACCTCTTTTTTGAATTAAGAAGTTCTTTTTCTTTTCAAGTTCATCGTCTAAAATTACAGTCAATACATAGTTTTTGTTCTTACGCATTTGTACACCTTTCATATGTGTAAACATGTTCAATACTGTACTATTATTATTTGCACATTTTATACAATTTGTCAAGTGGTGTTCAAGAAAAAGTTTTTGTAACAGGAGGTAAAAAGTGAATGTAACGCAGATTATAAGCGAAGTTCAGAACTTAACAAAAATTAACATTACGCAGTCCGACTTGTCAAGGATATGGAATTGTGGCAGGGGTAATGTTTCTTATTTGGCAAAAGCGAATAGCGACATTACAATTGACAGAATTAAAATGGTTGAAGACTTTTACAAAATAAAGTTGTCCGGTGGAATTGTTCAAGACAGTTCAAATCAAGAATGCGTAAGTGTCATTTATCGTCCGAATGTATATTTGTCAGCAGGTTACGGAATCGAAGTGTATGACGAAGAAGCAGAAACAATATTGCTTGATAAAAAATTATTCGTTACCGACAGGGGAATAAGAATAAACCCAGCCAATTGCGAAGTCGTAACAGTTTCGGGCAATTCTATGTCGCCGGAATATAAACACGGGGACAGAGTTATAATTGACCATTCAGTTACAACATTTTCAGACGGCCACATATTTGCATTCAGATATAACGGCGAATGCTTTATGAAAGAAGTATGTGTTATCGGAAAACGAATCAAGTGTATTCCTTTGAATAAAGAATACGAACCGTTCTTTATTGAACCGGAAGAAGAAGTAACGATATTCGGAAGAATATTGCCAAGAATAAGGTTATAAAAATGAAAGAAAAACTTTTAATTGCACTTACTCTTATTTGGTCTTTTTATATTCTTTGCAGCGACAATGAAATCGTAGTTACTATTGAAAGAATTGCCGGTGCAATCTTGGTTGCTTTGCTGCCACAAATTCTAATTGCAGTAATCTTCTTTTTGCGAAAAAGAAAAGAAGCAAAAGAAAAATAAGTTCTATATATAACCAAGTTCTATATAAAAGAAATTACATTTATATTTTCATTTTCATTTTCCATATGTTTTTCATATGAATTACATATGTTTTACATATGTTCAAAAGATGTAACAATTTTGTTATACTATTGCAACAAAGTGTTCGAATGTTGTATAATTGTCTTGTAATTTGTTCGGACAATCGAAGTAGTTTTAATTTGTGGGGACACAAACTGGGGACAGACGAAAAGAAGTTGACGGACGCAAAGTTACAGGACTTACTGTACTCTTTCAATTAGAGGGTTTTATTTTTGTTCAAACATTGCAGCCAAAAATTCAAACCATATGAAACTTGGTATCTATACGACAATAAAGGTTTCTACGAAAGAAGTTTAATTATCGGCAGATGTCCGGTATGTAAAAAACCGGTTGCAGAACTTAAAGAAAAAAGAAAGTCAGACGACAAAACATTTTATCAACTGGCAGTCGGGAAAGAAAAAGTTGAACGATTGACAGGTTTATGTATAAATAGCGTAAACTATTCAAGCCAAGACTTGAAAACGAAAAAATGTAAAATGACATTCCCCAAGTATATTCGTTCCGGTGAAAACAAAATTGTTACGGTCGGGGGTAAAAAATACCAACGAATGAACGCAGTCGGACGGTACGGCCAAAGGGAAAAAATAAAAGATATACCAGTTATTGAACAAGTTAAAATTACAGTAGATGACAAAAAGTACGAAAATTAGTGGCAATGTTTTCTTCTCGACCAAGATAATATTGACCACTTTTCTTTACAAACAATCGAAGAATTGAGATAAGGGGAATAGATGAATCGGGAGGGGTGAAAAACCCCTCTTTTTTGACAACGACCCGAAAGGACAATCGAATGGCAAGACCGACAAAGTACAAAAAGCAATATTGTAAAAAAATGCTCGATTTTTTTTCAATCGAACACACAAGAGAAATTGAACAGACCTTTACGAACAAAAAAGGTGAAACTTTTACCACTTATAAAGAGGTAGCCAACCAGTTGCCGACGTTCGAGAGATTTGCAGCAATGGTGGGTGTTTGCAGGGACACACTCGACGAGTGGAAGAAGCAGCACAAAGAATTTTCCGACACATATAAGAAGTGCAAAGATTTTCAAAAGGATATGTTGAACGACTTGGCAATGCGTGGCTTTTATAACCCGACTTACACAATCTTTGTAGCAAAGAATATTACAGATATGACAGACAAACAGATTGTGGACAACAATGTTTCTTATTCATTATTCGAAAAAGACGTTGAAAGAAAAGCAAAGGAAATCGAATAATGAATTTATCATCAACAGTATTGAAAAAGATTAAAAATTGTCTCGTTGATTACAGATATGTAGTATTGAGCAATGACGCAGAAAACGAACTAAAAAGCCCATATTTTCATTACGACTTATCAGACCTGTTATTGAAAGACAAAGGAAATGTGGCAATTGAAATGTTCCGTGAAAGTGGAAAGAGTGCATATGCACTTCGAACATTCCCACTTCATTCGCTTTCATATCCAAGTAAAGACAGAGACTATATTGTTATAATCAAGAAAAACCAAACTCTTGCAAGTAACAAGTTAAAAGAGTTGATTGACGAATATGCAAACAACCCACTTGTAAGACATAATTTGGTACAGATTAAAGAACAGAATGCACAAGCATTTTCGGTGGACGTTAAGAACGAACGTGGCGAAATCGTCAATGTAAGAATTGAAGCATACGGCAAAGGGGCTGCAATTCGTGGTTTGTCTAACCAAGACCGAAGACCAAAAGTAATTGTTTTAGATGACATTCAAGACAAAGAGGACGCAAGAAGTGAAACTGTTACGGAAACTGATTGGAACTGGTTTTTGTCTGATGTTATCTTTCTTGGCAAAACTGCTCGTATATTCCTTATTGGTAATAATTTGGGCGAACGCTGTGTTATCGAAAGAACGATAAACCACGCAAAAGAATTGAAGTTTCAAGCGTTGCGTATTCCGGTTATGAAAGACGGAAAACCAACGTGGGAAGAAAAACAATCACTGGAAGAAATCAAAGAAGAAATGGCAAGTTACGCTGCAATGGGTAAACTTGACATATGGTACGCAGAAAAGATGTGTCAAGCACTGGCCGTTGAATCAAGAATATTCCAAGAAGACGATTACAGATATTATTCAAGACATAACAAAGAAGACCTTATAAGTAGGTGCAATGTATATGCTTGTCTTGACCCTGCTTCTTCTACAAGCAACACTGCTTGTTATAGGGCAATTACAGTAACCGGAGTTGACGCAGATAATTATTGGTTCTTGCTCGATGTTCGGTTTGGACGCTGGGACAGCGACGAAACAATAAGCAAAATATTTGATATTGTGAAGACATATGGACTTAAAGACTTTCATATTGAGAAAGGTTGGTATGAACAGGTTATTAAACCATTCCTTATGAAAGAAATGCAGCGACGAAATATATTTTTCAATATAGTTCCACTCGAACACGCAAAACAGGGAACAAAGTTGGAAAGAATAAAGTTGCTGCAACCACGATTCAAAGCACATAGTATTTACTTTCCGGACGAAGCCGACTGGCTGCCGGAATTTAAGTCGGAATTAGCAGGGGTAACAAAAGACGAAATCAAGTCAGAATATATTGACTGTGTTGACGCTTTCGCAATGACCGAACAAGTTGCAATTGCCCCTGTCAACTCTCGACTTTCTTATAACAAAAGTTTTGTTATGAAGAAAATGCAGCAGCAACAAAATCAAAGTTTATTCGACATTGCGGGGTATTGATATGGTTGACGTACTAAAAGAAATTGACTACTGGGTTGAATTGGCCGACAGCGAATTACATTGTTTCGCAAATGACGGCAAAGAACAGGTTAAACAAATTATTGTGAATTTATACAACTTGGGGCAGTTACGCTGGTATTTCCTCGAAGACAAAAAAGGAATTATGGTGTATGTTATCACACCGGACTTTCGAGGGGAAATGAGTGTAAATGAACTATTTATGTATATCAAGCCCGAATATAGAGGGAAAATAAAATTATTCAAAGAACTCGTTACACATCTTGAAGCAATCGCTATTACTCAAAATTGTAAGTCAGTGAGAATTGCAAGCAATATAGGGTACAATGACGCTCTTGTCTTGAAGTGTCTGCAACGGTTCGGTTACGCAACAGACGTAGTTGTAAAACATATGAGGTAAAAACAAAATGGCAGTAATTTCAATTTTAGCAGGTATCGGAACCGCTTTGGGTGTCGCAGCAACAGCGTCAACAGCAACAGCAGCAACCGTCGGGGGTTTAGCCGTTGCAGGTGCAGCAGCAGCCGTCGCAGGTGCAACAGCAGGTGTTGTCGGGGCTGTAAAAAGTGGACAAAGCAGTGGTGGTGGTGGCAGTGCCTTAAATGGTGGCCAGTCATCTTACGATGAAGCAGCAGCAAAGAAACAAGCGTTGGAAGAAGCAAGTGCTTCAAACAAAAAGAGAATACAAGCACAAACAGAAACAACAAGAACTTCTGCTTTGGGTTCTCTTGGTGGTGCTTCTACCGGCAAGAAAACTTTATTGGGGGCATAACAAGTGGACTTATCAGCAGAGAAAATATGTAAAAACTTTGGCAACCTCAAAAGTTCTCGTGCAGACTTCGACAGTTTCTATCAAGTCTTGCACAATTACTTTTATGTTGAGGGTGCGAATGTTACGAAGAAAAAGAACAAAGGTGCAGAAATCAACGCACTTCTTGACGCAACTTCTTTGGACGCTGGGGACGTTCTTGCGTCCGGACTTGCAAATTATTTGACACCGGAAGCAAGCAAGTGGTGTTTCTTACAACACGCAAACCCAGCATTAAGAGATAACAAAGAAGTCAAACAGTGGTGTCAAGACACAATGGACGAATTGTTTTTGACGCTTTCACGTTCTAACTTCTACAATCAAATGCCAATATTTTACAAAGCCAGTGGTGTGTATGGCACTGCTGGGCTTTTCTGTGAAAAAGACTTTGACGACGGTGTAAGATTTTATAATGTACCAATAAGCAAATTATACTTGACCGAAGACGCAAGAGAAAGACCAAACGAATTTTACTTGAAATTCGAATACACGGCAGAACAAGCACTTTCACGCTTTGGCGACGCTTGTTCAGATGAAATAAAAGAATGCTATGCAGCAGGAAGAAACGAAGACAAAAAGTTTGAGTTTATTTGTTATTTCGGCAGAAGACTTGAAAGAGACCCCGAAAAAATCGACACACAAAATATGCCAGTTCGTATGGTATGGGTTGACGCAAAGACAAGAAAACAAATGGCCGAAAGTGGCTTTAATTCAATGCCGTGTGTTGCACATAGATTTTATAAACAGCCACAAGTTGTTTACGGTTATTCACCAGCAATGAAAGCATTGCCGTATGTAAGACTTGTAAATACAATGACTGATACAATATTGAGAAGTTCAATGAAGACAGCAGACCCAGCGTATGCAATTCCGGACGACGCATTTCTTGGTGTTCCGAACTTCAACCCAAGACAAATCAATTATTATCAACGTGGAAAATTAAGCCCGAAAGACGACATCTTTCCACTTGGCAATGCCGGAAATCTTCAAGTCGGTCTTGCAGAACTTCAATACTATCAAGAGCAAATTAAAAGACTTATGTTTGTTGATACTTTCCAAGCATTCGCAAACATAACAAAACAAATGACAGTTCCCGAAGTTATGGAAAGAATATCAGAGAAAATGACACTTCTTGGCCCAGCAGTCGGACGCTATATGAACGATGTATTGCAGCCGTTAATAGAAAAAGTTGTGTTCATTCTTTATGAATCAAATTCACTTCCGAGACTTCCGGACGTAATGCTTCAAGACCCAAACTTTGAAGTGAAGTTTGTTGGCAGACTGGTTCAAACTCAAAGACAATCAGAATTGAACAATATTGTTAATGCAATTTCAATCGCAGGACAGGTTGCACAATTCAAACCCGAAGTTCTTGACAAAGTTAATGCAGACCAAGCAGTTGAAGACATATTTGACATTTCCGGTGTTTCAACTCGTATTCTTAATTCTGACAGTGAAGTTCAACAAATCAGAAAAGCAAGAGCAGAAGCACAAGAACAAGCAGAAAAAATCGCAGCACTTCAAGCAGGGGCAAATATTTATAAGACTGCAAGCGAGGGGGAATTGAATGCAAAAGAAATCAGCAAGTAGAGGGAATTTTGACATAACAAACAAAAACGACATCGCAACATTAAGTCAAGCACTTATTGATGTTGAACAAAAGTTTCCGATAGTCTTTGACTTCTTGGAAACATTTTGTGGATATAACACACCCGTTATGTCTTCCGACCCTTACGAAATAACATATGCCGGTGGTAAAAGAGACGTAATACTGACAATCAAAACAATAATGCGTCCGGACATCAAGCCCGAACACATTGCAGGATATTACAAAAACTTATAGGAGGAAAAATGACAGACGAATTGACAACTGGTGCGTCTGCAAATGCAGATAACGCAGCAGCCAATGAAAACAACAACGGTGCAGGCAATGACACCCAAACATCATTGAACACACAAACACAAACCACAGGTAATGACTGGCACACACAATTAAGTGAAGAATACAGAAACCACCCGTCAATACAAAAGTTTTCAGATGTAAACGGAATGGCCAAAAGTTATTTATCACTTGAAAGTTTAATGGGGCAAGAGAAAGTCCCAGTTCCAAAAAGTGCAGATGACACAAATGCTTGGAACATAGTACACAAAGCATTTGGTGTTCCGGAAAGTCCCGACAAATACGACTTAAAAGTTGAGGGGGTTGAAAATATACAACTTGACGCTTTCAAAGAAAGATTATACAAAAACCACATTTCACAAGAAGCAGCACAAGACTTATTGAATGCACATATTGAAGATTTCAACAATTACAGACAAGCACAAGCACAAGCATTCAATGACGCTGCAACAAAAGCAACGACAGAGTTGAAAAAAGAATGGGGCTTGAAGTACGAAGAAAATTTGAAACAGGCAAACACATTCTTGGAAAAAATGTCTTCTTCAAAAGAAGAATACGACTATTTTAATAACTTAATAGGCAATGACGCAAAGTTCATAAAACTTCTTTCTAAAATGGGAAATTCTATTTCAGAGGGTAACTTGGGAGGTTTCGAGGGTCAAAATGGTGGCTTCACTAAAACACCGGCAGAAGCAAAACAAGCCCTTGATGAAATATTGAATAACCCCGATGACGCATTTTGGGCAGGGGCAAGAAACAAAAGAAACGATATGAAATACTGTAAAGAACATCATCTTTCTTATGTTTCCGAAGAAGAAAGAAAAGCCCGTGTCGATTATGTTAATTCGCTTATGGCTATGCAGGGACAATCGTAACTGACCCCAAAAATTTAAGTCCGTCCGTAAGGGTAACGGCAAACAGTGTTAGTAACTTAAAAATAGGAGACTTAAAAAATGACAAGTACACAATTTGACGTTAGGGGTCAAGATTATTCACGCATAATCTTACCTTTGGCAAGACAAGAAAAATCAATGCTTTATGACAAAGTATTCATCAAGACCGACATCATCGGCAAATGTTTCTATCAAGACCAAATCGGAAAATGGGAAATGTCTGCAAAAACAACTGTTAATGCTGACACCCCACAAAACGACCCAAATCTTGCAAGAACTCGTGTTGATATGGGAACATTCAACGACGCAAGAATGTTAGACCGTTCTTTGAAATTACAAGAATTTTCTGACCCAACAAGCGTTGCTGGTGTTTGCATTCAATCTGCTGTTGGTACTCAAATCGACAAAATTATTTACGACGCTTTGGGTGGTACAGCATACAGAGGTGAAACCGGTGCAACTTCCGTTTCTTTCCCAGCAGCAAAAACCGTTAAGGTTGACTTGGAAACTTCCGGAACTGCAACTGGTTTGACAACTGCAAAAATCAGACGTGCAGCAAAAATGTTGAACGCACAGGGTGTTCCAAGCAGCGACAGAACTTTTGTAACTTCTGCAACTGGTTTAGAACAATTACTTGGTTCAACACAAGTTACTTCTTCTGATTACAATTCAGTAAAAGCACTTGTAAGTGGCGAACTTGATACTTGGTTAGGTTTCAAATTCGTTGTTCTTCCGGACGGAATAATCAAAGTTGAATCAAATATTGCTGATTACTTTGCATTCCACAAAACAGGTGTTTGCTTCGGTATGTTAGAAGAATTATTCTTGCGTATCGAAGAAAGAGCAGACAAGTCATACAGTAAACAAGTTTACTATGAATTATCTGCCGGTGCTGCTCGTTTAGAAGAAGCAAAAGTAATCAAAGTTAAAGGTGATGAATCGGTTGTTGTAAACCCTGCATAACCTTACTTTGAATTTTGACAGACTGGGTTTTTCCCAGTCTGTTTCATAGTTAGTACACAAAAAATATAGGAGACTTGATAAAATGGCAACAGTTAATTCAACAACTTATGCTGCACAAATTGGTTCAAAAGTCGCACTTTCACAGGGTGTTGCAAACGCAACATTACACTGCATTATGACTACTTATGAAGCAAGTGCAGCAGCAGCAAACACAGTTATAAACTTATTCAAATTACCGAAAGGTGCTATCATTCAAAACTTCATCGTTGCACACGATGATATGGGAACAGGTGTAACAATCGACATAGGCGACGAGGGCGACATTGACAGATACGTTGACGGTCTTTCTGTTTCAACTTCTGCAAGTTCAACTGTTGGTTGTCTTGTTGACGGTTTGGGTTATGCAATCGGAACAGACGCAGAACACGACGACACACTTGTAACAGCAAAAATTCTTGGTAGTGCTGCAACCGGTACACTAAAAGTTGCTTGCTATTACGCAATGTAAAAGGGCTGGGGGTTATCCCCCAACCTTTTTTTATAAAGAGGAAAAATGGAAAGTATAAAACTTGAAGACAAACCATTTCTTATAATTGGTTCATCGGGGCAAGAAAAAGAATTGACACAAGATATTGTGAACAAATACAATTCAATTGCCATAAACAAAAGCCCGTTCAATGTTGATATTATTTTCAGATACGACACACCGAACGATAACTTGACGAAACTTGATATGTGCAGATATTTTTGCACAAACATCAAATACAAAGATTATGAAAAATACCAAAATGAGAAATGCAAATTCTTTGAACCGGAATACAGAATTATAAGCGACAAACTTCCGGTTTTGGGTATTTACCGATTCACCACAACGGCTGCACTTAATTTTATTTCAATAGTACGGCCACAAAGCGAAGTTTATCTTGTTGGCATTGACCACGCAACTGCACAATATGACGACGTAACCGTTCGACAATTTATTGAGCAATACAAAGATTTATTGAAACTCTATCAGACCGACTTTAATTCAAAAGGTTGGAAACTCGAATATAAGGAAATCAAATAATGAGTAAAGTACAAATCGTAAACAAAGCACTTACATACTTGGGGGCAAACAGAATTACATCACTTTCAGATGAAACACTTGAAGCCCAAAGTGCAAGTAATATGTATGAAGACAGTCTTCGTTCTATTCTTTCAGAATGCTGCTGGAAATTTGCAACAAAAAGAGTGCTGCTAAATAAACTTAATGAAGAACCGGCATACATAGAAAACGGAATGGCATATTATTTTCAATTGCCGTCTGACCTCGTGGAAATATTCGGGGTAATGAATGACGAAGCAGTTTGGGACAGAGAAGCGAAAAAAATTATCTCAAATCAAAGTGAGTTCGGAATAAAGTATGTTTATTTTTGCGATGACACGACTTTGTACCCGTCTTACTTTGTTGACGCATTCGCAATCAAACTTGCTGCCGATATGTGCTACGAGTTGACAAATTCCGAAGCAAAAACCGAAGCGTTACTTGAATTATACAAAGGTGAGTTCTTACCATTGGCAAGAACTAAAAATGCCCGTGAAGCAAGCAGTCCACAAATAAAGGACGGCCACTGGGTTACTTCTGTTGTGGGGGCTATTTATGGGTAGAGTTGCACCGGTATATCCTACATTTGCAAAAGGTGAAGTATCACCCTTAATGTTCGGCCGTATTGACATTGAGCAATACCCGTCTTGTCTCGACAAATGCCGTAATATGTGGGTGAGACCATACGGTTGTGCAAGCCGTGTTGTAGGTACGGAATACATACAGGGAACAAAAAACAATTCATATGCAAGACTTTTGAAGTTTGTTTTTTCTGCAACTGACGCTTATATTATCGAAGTCGGTGCAGGTTATTTCAGATTTTATAATGACGGTGGCTATGTCTTAAAAGAAGACGCAGACGACTGGACAACCGGAACTGCTTACAAAGTCGGAAACTTTGTAAAAGAAAGCGACACAATATATTACTGCGTAGAAGCACACACAGCAGGAACATTTGCAACTGACCTCGAAAACGGAAAGTGGGTTGAACAAAATATATATGAAATTCCAAACGATTTCACAGAAAGTCAAATTGATTCACTGCAATATGTTCAACTTGACGATATTATAAAATTCACTTGTCTTCCGGCAAACGATGACAATAAAACTGCAAGACCAAGAGAACTTATAAGAAATGCACCGGACGACTGGGAATTTAAGGAGGTTGAATTTAAGTCAACACCTTATCTTGACGAAAACACAACAGATATTACATTGACGGCTTCTGCTGCAACCGGCGACATAACCGTTACGGCTTCTTCAAGTTTCTTCAAGCAATCACACGTCGGGGCTTATTTTTGGATAGGTGGAACACAGCAGATTGACGGTGAAGACGTACAGGGCTTTTTCAAGGTAACATCATATAATAGTGCAACAAGTGTTGGTGCAAAAGTTCAATCAAAATTAAGTACGACATCAGCAACAAAAATATGGGGCGAGGGTGCGTGGTCTGATTATAGGGGCTGGCCGGCTGTAATAGGTTTATTTGACGGACGCTTATATTATGCAAGAACACCACACCAGCCAAGAAATGTTTATGGTTCTGTACCATACGCATATGAAAAATATACACCGGCTGTCAACAATGAAGACGACGGGGCAATAAATATTGAACTTGCAACAAACGCAAACGGGGACGGTTCAGACATTAAGTGGCTTATGGGTGCGTCTTATTTGCTTTGTGGAACTTACGGTGGTGAGTTTGTTATAAAAGGAACGGGGGACGGTGCAATCACACCAACCGACATTTCTGCTAAACAACGAAGCAACTGGGGTGGTGAAGCAATACAACCGGTTGTTGCCGGTTCTTTTGTACACTTTATTCAAAGGAACGGTGCAAAGTTAAGACAGTTTCAATATGATTACTATTATGACACTTACAAAGCCGTTGATGTTTCAATCTTTTCAGAACACTTCTTTGAAAGTGGCATAAGACAAATTGCATATCAGAAAAATACAGACAGTATCATATATCTTTTAAGAAATGACGGCAAAGTTGTTTTACTTACTCTTGAACAAGACCAGTCGGTGCAAGCGTGGTCATTGCTTGACTTTGACGGAATAGTTGAAAGTATTGAAACAATACCGTCATACACAGGCCAATACGATGAAGTTTGGTTTGTAATCAAAAGAATAATCGACGGAAATTCCGTAAGATATGTTGAAAGAATGCAAGACCCTATAACACCGGACATTCAACAAGATTGCTGGTATGTAAGAAGTGGGCTTGCTTATAACGCTTTTGACGCAACAAAAGAAAATGACTTGACCTTATCGGCAAAAACAGGAACAATCACTGTTACGGCTGCAAACTCAATATTCACAAGCAATTCTGTTGGCAAAAGAATAAGAGTGATTGACGACAAAGCAAACGTAATCAGTCAAGCAATAATTACGGAATATACGAGTGGAACTGTCGTTGCTGCAAGAGTTATAAAAGATTTTCAAGCAACTTCAATTGCTGGTGGTTCTTGGGGTTTAAGTATCGGAACACTTAACGGACTTTCACACTTGGAGGGGAAAGAAGTACAAATTCTTGCTGACGGTGCAGAACAAACACCACAGACGGTTGAAAACGGCAGCATAATACTTGAACTTGACGGCTGGAAAGTAATTGTCGGTCTTGGTTATCAAAGTTATATTACGACAATGCCACTTGAAGCAGGAAGCCAAAATGGCACGGCTGTCGGAAAAAGAAAGAGAATAAACGAACTTTCTTTGAGAGTTTGGCGAACACTCGGTTGCCGAGTTGGTACAAGTTTGAATAACTTGCAAAATGTTGGGTTTAGAAACCCACAAACAGAAATGGGCTTGCCCGAACCTTTGTACACTGGCATAATTCCAAACATCAAATACAATCAAGGTTGGGTTTGGGACGCAAATGTAACGGTTGAACAAAGCAGACCATTTCCGATGAACATATTAACAATAGCACCAATAGTTACGGAGGTTGACAAATAATGGGTGTACTGGGGGCAATAACAGCAGTTTCGGGCATTGTTAGTGCTGGTTCTTCTATTGCAGGAGGAATCGCAGAAAAAAACGCAGCCGAACGAAACGCACAAATATATGAAGCACAAGCAGCAAACATTGCAGCACAAGAACAAAATGTTCAAGCAAAAAAGAATATTGTCGCTGGACAATACAGAAATAAACAGGCAGCGTTGAAAGGCACTGCCGTAACTACTGCTGCACACGCAGGGGTTAAAGTTTCCGGAAGCGTTGCACAATCAATTTCACAGAGCATTACACAACTGCAAATTGAACAAAGTTATGAACAATATAATTTGGACGTTGAAAGATACAATCTGCAAGTACAAAGGCAACAAGCACTTGATGAAGCAGCATTTCAAAGGAAAAAAGGAAGACAAGCCCTTTTGTCCGGTTTTATGAATGCAGGAACGACAGCATTAAGCAGTGCCGGTTCTTATTATTCAAAATACTGGAATAACGGAACAAACGGCAATTCTTTCGGAACTACCATAAAACATTATGGTTCTTCTATTTCAAACGGCTTTTACAACATTACACACGGCATAAAATCACAAAAGAGCCAGTGGGCAATGGCAGGATTACCAAGTTAAGAGGTTATTATGGCAAGATTACCAGTATATACAGCACAGGGAAATATTAACGCAAACATAACATCAGAAGCACCGGCAAGAGTAAGGAATATTGAAGAAGCAAGTGCCGGTATAAATACCGTGAGGAAAACGGCTGACTACTTGGGTGCTTTGGCAGAACAATGGCAGGGTATGAAAGACCAAGTTGAAAACTTGGACGGTAAAAATAAACTTGTTGCAGGAATGACAGATGTATTGAATGAAGCACAGTCATTCACAGATTACAATAATTTCCAAGACTTAAAAAGCAAAGAAGACGAACTGCTTACAAGAATGGACGAAATCACACCGAACATTGTAAACGGTTTTTCAAACAATATGAACGCTGCACAATTTCAACAAACAGCCAGTCTTGCAACTTTTCACAATAAAGAAAAACTCAAAGAGATTTTCAGAAACAAATATATTGACAACGCAAAAAGTAATCTGATTCAATCACAACAAACGAATATGGAAAATTATATTGCAACCGGCAATGCAGAATACAAAATGAGTTACTTAAACGACTTGGAACAAATGTTTCGTTACGGTTTTATTGACGAATCATACAAAACACAAATGGGGTTGAAAACTGATAAGTGGGACGTTTACCACGTTATGAGACTTGCAGAAAGCGACCCCGACACTGCAATTAAAAATCTGCAAGCAGGAAAGTACAATATAAAACCCGAAGACTATCACGACTTGCTTGAAGACCTTACAAAGATAAAAACAAACGCACAACTTATGAGAGAGTATGAAGAAAACGTCAAGCAAAACAAAGGTGAAGACGAAGCAACGCAATATATTTATGGTAACACTTCTTATGATGACAAATTAAAATACATCAATGAACAAGAATTTCTCGGCAATATTTCAGAAAAGTTTGCACAACAAGCAAGAAGAAATATAAAACAATTCAAGCCAAACAATGAACGCACTTTGTCAACAGCACAGTCAATTGACGAAATAATGCGTCGTGCATATGACTTGAACGAAAGTGGTGTAAGCGATGAAGACTATTTGACCGGTATTCGAAATATTCGAAACGACATAAATGTAATGCACGAAAACGGGGACATATCAACAGCAGACGCAATCAAGATGAATAACCAATTAAGTGCAGCAACAAACAAAAAACTTTCAGAAGCAACAAACACCGTTGCAGACGGTTACGGTTCTGCAAAAGATTATATTGACAAAGTATTGCCACCGGAAATGAGAGCCGAAGCAATACGAGAAGTTTTTTATGATACATCAAATAAAGACACTTCTTCAATGGATAAAAAGCAATTGCAGCAGTTATATTATAATTCTGCAATTAAAGCCGTTGAAAAAGTATCACAGCAGAACAGAAAAAAAGCAATGGCCGTTAAACAGGGTGAAACAAGAGAATTGACATATTATGTCGATTCAAAAATACCACAGTTAGAAAAGAAACTTGGTGTCAAAATGACCGTAACGGACAGATATGCAAAAAGAAAGTGGACATCAGAACACACAAAGGGAATTGCTTTTGATGTTTCAATGTCAGAACAAAGCACAAAGAACAGGGAAAAAATTGTAAAAGCAATGCTTGACGACCCTGCAATAAAATATGTCTCTACATCAGACCCAGCACTTTTGAAAAAATACAAAGATACTTACGGGGCAAAATTAAGAGACTTTACAGCGACAGACAAAAAACTTGGAACAAACCATAAAAACCACATTCACGTTACAGTAAATTCCGGTGGAAATCAAACAACAGTGGCAAACGGAAAAGTAAGAATAAAAGCACCGAATGGCAGCATTGTTCTTGTACCACAAGAAAAAGTAAGTGAAGCGTTGAAGAATGGTGGAATAAGGATATAAAATGACACAAGACTTTTGGGAACAATTCGAGGTTGAGGGCAACATCGACATTCATAATAGGCCGGTTGTAAAAAACGAAGACGGCAGCATTTCGACGGTAAGAAGTATGTCTTTCAATGACGGCAAGAAAGAAGTTTTAATTCCTACCGTTTCAGATGACGGCAGAATTATGTCGAATGAAGAAGCAATTGCAACTTATCAGAAAACCGGAAAACACTTGGGAAAGTTCAATTCGGTTGAAGACGCAAACAATTATGCGAATACGTTGCACAATCAACAAGAACAGGAATATACAAACTCATACTGGGGGCAATATGAACAAGTGCCACACAATCAACAAGCACTTGAAAATATGACAGAAATGCCGGCAGATGACCCGTATGTGTCCGAAAAGGAATACCAGCAAGAACAACTTGCACATATGTTATTTTCACCCGAAGAACTTAAAGCAATTGACAGTCAAGGCAAAATGGGCTGGGTTGAATATCGTAATAGATTTGTAACCCCGAAAGATTACGTCCCGTTTGGTGTATTGAAACAGGGGACAGACGCAGCAAGACTTATAACAATTGCAAACAAACTCGAAAATGGGGAAGACGTAACAGACGCAGACAAAGAATATATGTATTCTCAATTAAGAAAGCAAGTCGAGATTTCAAGACGTGGCTTGAACTGGGGTGCAAAAGCAGCGTCAATGTTTGTTCAAGCACCGGCATTTATAATTGAATTTGCATTAACCGGTGGACTTGGAAAAATTGCTGCTACCAGTGCAATTAAAGGTGCTGGGGTTGTTGCAACCAAAGCAGCAATAAAAGCAGGAACAAAAATTGCAACGTCAAAAGTAGGTGCAATGTATCTTGGCCGAGAAGTAACAGAAAAAGTCGGAACACGTTACGCACTTGAAGTTTCTGCCGAAATCGTCGGAAAGGGTGCAGCATATCAAAGCGTGCTTGTCCCTATGTATGCTTATGAAAATTATAATGAACGACAAATTGCAGACGGTCTCAAAATGACAGACAAAGGGGAGGTTTTATTTTCTGCACCGGAGGGAAGCACAGCAAATAAATTTAAGGCACTTGGAACAGGTGAAGTAATGATATTGTCCGAACTTTCCGGAGGAATACTGGGAGGAACTGTTAAAGGTGCTGCAAACAAAGTTGCAACAACAAATGTTGGCAGGGGAATTTCTGCCGTAAGTGCAAAGGTTTATAATTCCTTACCAAAAGAAACAAGAGTTAAACTTGAAGCAGTCAACAAAGTAATGAACGATTACGGCAAGAAACTCAAAAATAATAATATAGAGTTTCACGGTGTGGCCGAAGAAATGGGCGAAGAAAGACTTGAAGATGTTTTAAGAGTTGCTTTTGACTTGGACGACACAGAGGGTTACACAACAGACCAATGGATAAGTGCAATATTTCCGGAAGCAGAACAATTGCTGCTTGAAGCCGGTATATTTTCAATTGTGGGCAGTGCTTCACTTGCCACAAGAACTGTCATTTCCGATTTACAAAATAAAGGTTACAGCGAGGAAGAAGCGACAGAAATTGCAAATAATCTTTCCGAAAACGAGAAAGAAAATATGGCAAACGAAATTCTTGGCAAAGTCAAAATGAATGAAGACATCACCCAAGAAGAAGTAAACAAAGCAGCCGAAGCAATACAATTGAAACTTAACTTTCAAGAAGCAGCACAAGAACAACTTGACGCTGAAAACAATGTTGCTGCCGAAACAATCACAGAAAACGCAGAAGCAGTTGAAGAAGAAAAAGAACCGGAAAACGAATCGGCTGACAAAATAATTCGTGGTGAAAGTTTATTTGGAAAATTATACACAGACTGGGTGAACAGATTAACACCTATTGAAGCACTTGAACAAAAAGCAAGTGAAAGAAAAGAACTGGACGTAACAGACAGCCCGAACACTATGGCAAGATTATATTCGGGTCTTGTTGGTTCAACACGCACACAGATTGAAAAGAATACATTTGAAATTACACCGGACGGAAATATAAAAGTAACCGGTGAGGGTTTCTTACCTATTCTGAATGATTATGACAGCGAATTTAAGGACGTTGAACCGAAGCAAGATACAAGACACAAAGACTTGAAAAACTATCTTGAAGCACAAAGGTTCTTGCTTGACTTACAAAATCGTGAAGACTTCGAAGCAACAGAAGAACAGAAACTTGAAGCAATCAAAACAATTGCAGACTTGAACGCAAAATACGGTGATAAACTTCAAGACTTCGAAAAATATGCAAACAGAATATACAGTTATCAACAAAGAGTTCTTCATAACTTGGTTGACAGTGGCAATATGTCCCAAGAAACATACGACAAAATTCTTGAAAACAACCCACATTATATTCCGTTTCAAAGAGTTATGGACGAAGAATTTTCTTCGGCCGTTTCTTCACGCAGCAAATTTAGTGGTGCAAAATCTAAAATCAAAGCAATTAAAGGTTCTGAAAGAGACATAAAAGACCCGTTCGAAAGTATTTTAAGAAATACTTATCAAATTATGGATATTTCATACAGAAACAGAATCGCAAAATCTATTGCAAATTTGCGTGATGTTTTACCGGAATATATCGAAGTAAGAAAACCAATATATGAAATTGCAAACGCAAAAGTAAAAGTTGCCTATGACGCAAAAATGCGAGCAAAACTTGAAGCAGCAATAAAATACTTTGGTGGAAATGTAAGTTATCAAAAAGCAATTAAGGGTGGACGTGGCCTTATTCTTGGTTCTTATAACCCAGCAGAAAAACTTGTAAGAAAAAGACTGGGTTCACAAGACAGAACAATGGCACACGAGTTTGGCCATATGTTAGACTTTGTTCTTGGCATTGAAAACAAACTTACACCGGAAATGCGAAAAGAGATTTCAAAACTTGCAGAGGAACGCTTCAAAACAATAGTTACTTTTGAAAATGGCGAATTTAAGCAAGAGTTCGACAAAGAAGCAAACACCGGTAATTATCAAGAATATGTCAAGAGTACAAAAGAAGCAATTGCAAATATGTTCGACTTGTACTTTACTTCAAGAGAATATATGAAAAAGGTTGCACCGAAATCATATAAATTTATTGAGAAATTATTTACCGGTGAATATAAATTTTTGAAAGATATTAGGCCGTCATCAGAAACCGGCATTGAAGAAATTGAACAGGAAGTATGGACACCAAGCAAACTTAAACCGGCTGGAAATGTTATTGAATACTGGGAAGACGGAAAAAGAAAATTCGTTGAGGTTACAAAGCCGGTTATGGAAGCAGTCAATGACTTAACAATTTCAGAACTCAACTTTGTAGAAAAAATGCTTACTGCTTCTTCTTCATTGTTAAGAACCGGTGCAACGATTATGCCGGACTTTTGGGTTCGTAACATAATCAGAGACCAACCTATTGCATTCATTCAAACAAACAAAACAAGACCGTTTGTTGATATGGCAAAAGGTCTTTCAAGTTTAATAAAGAATGACAAAATATATCAAGAGTGGCTTGCTGCCGGTGGTTCTTTCAATTCTTATATGGACTTGTCCGACAAGAGTATGCGTGAAGCAGTAAAAGAATTGACAAACCCCGAAAACAAACTTTCAAGATATTTGAAGTCTGCCGGTATCAAAGCAATTGAAGATGTGTCAATGGCCTTTGAACAAGCAACGAGAATCGGAATATATGCCCGTGAAAGACTTAATTCACCGGCATTGTTAGCAGCACTTGAAGCAAGAGAGGGGACACTCGACTTTGGACGTTCCGGAAGCAAAGGAAGATATGTCAACAGATATATTCCATTTTTCAATGCTGCAATACAGGGTGTTGACAAAATGGTTCGTACATTCCAAGAACACCCAGTTGTTGCGTCAATTAAGTGTCTTTCTGCAATAACGCTGCCGTCTTTGATATTTACCGGTTATTATTTATATGCTGCACCGGACGATGACAGGCAAGAATATTTGGAAATTCCACAATGGCAAAAAGATATGTATTGGTGTTTCAAAGTCGGTGATAACTGGTGGCGAATACCAAAGCCGTTTGAAATAGGTTATATATTCGGTTCATTACCCGAAAGGTTTATGACTTGGGCATATCAAAAAGAATTGCCGGAGGGTAGAGAGATATTTGAAACTGTAAAAGGTTTATTCAATGCAACATCACCAATAACAGATGTTGGAGGGTTTATGCCACCTTTGTTAAGGGTTGCAGTTGAAAACATAACGAATTATAACTTCTTCACCGGCAAAAGTTTATACCCGAAATACTTGGACGACCTCGAACCAGCAGAACGCAAAAACAGATATACAAGCCAAACAGCACAAATGATTGGTAAAAAGTTTGATATATCACCGGCCAAGATTGAAAACGCAATAAGTGGTTCAATCGGGACTTCTTCAAAATATGTTCTTGACGCTGGGGACTTTATAATAAACAGTGTTAAAAAGTACAACGGGGAAGAAATAAACGAAAAGCCGTCATCACTCAATGACGTACCGGTATTAAGAAGTTTTGTTGTAAGAGAGCCACAGGGCTACCAAACAAAAAGCATAAATGACTTTTTCGATACATATAAAAATCTTGAAGCAAAAAGCAAGACTTATAAGAAAAAGAGTGGGACAGAAAAACACGAGTATTACGAAAAATACGGCAAAGACATTCGAGCATACAAACGAATGAAACAATACTATGACCGTATTCACGAGACTAACAAACGCATTCAAAAAATATATGACAATGCGAATCTTTCGGGTGAGGAAAAGACAGACCGTATTGAATCACTTGCAAAGAAAGTTTCTGCCACAGCATTTGAAGCAAACGCTTGGTACAAAGAATATAAAGGAGACAAAGAATGACAGTTGAGAATACGAGCAATAAACAGACTGCACAGCAAATGGGGACTTTGTATGAATACGAATTTACATTTGATATTCTATTAAAAGACCCGACAGCAACAGAAGCAATGCAAGCAATTAAAGCAATTGTAACCGACGCAGACGGGGTTGAAACAAAACTGGAATACGGAACAGACTACACAGTTACTCTTAATTCTGACCGTTCCGGTGGACATATCACGGTTGTAGATAAAAAGACATCAGACTACACAATTACAATTTATCGTGAGCATACATTGAAACAAGAAGCAGATTATCAAGACTTCAATGCTTCACCGGCAGAAACTTTTGAACAATGCTTTGATAAACTTACTATGCTGGAACAGCAACAGCAAGAAGAAATCGACCGTTGTGTTAAGGTTGGTATGACTTCAAGCGTTGACCCTGTTGTGTTGGTTGAACAGGTTGAAAGAATATATGAGAGTATTGACAATGTTGACACCGTTGCAGACATAGCAGACGACGTGCAAACAGTTGCAGACAATGACACAAATATAACGACAGTTGCAGGGGTTTCAAATGATGTTACAACGGTTGCAGGAATAGCAGACGATGTAACAGCAGTCAAAAACAATGCTGCAAATGTTACGACCGTTGCCGGTTCAATATCAAATGTAAATGCAGTTGGTACAGATATTGAGAACGTAAGTGCAGTTGCAGGGGACTTGACGAACATTGACGCAGTAAAAGAAAACGCAACAAACATAAATGCAGTTGCAGGGGACTTAACAAACATTAACGCAGTTGCAGGGGACTTGACGAATATTGACGCTGCTTCAACAAATGCTGCATTGTCGAAACAATATGCAATTGGCGAACCGACAGAACCGGCAGAAGGTTCTGCAAAATACTGGGCAGCACAAGCAGCAACAGGCCAAGTTCAATCAAACTGGGACGAAAACGACAATACTGCAAAATCTTATATACAAAATAAACCGAGAATTAAAACTTGGACGGCAACAGTTTCAACGACTTGGGCTGGTAGTTCTGCACCATATTCGCAAGCAATTACTTTGTCCGGTCTTCTTGCAACAGACAATGTTCAAATTGCATTGATACCGTCCAATGCTTCAAATATGACAACAACAAAGGCAGAACAAAAAGAACTTGCAAAAATATATGCTGGTGTTACTTCTGCCGATACATTGACATTATACGCAAAATCAGCAACCACACAACAAATAAGTATTGTGGTTTGGGAAGTACAAAAGTAATATAGGAGGAAAAATGGGAAGCGTAGCAATCATAGGAAATGGCAGTGGTGGAGGTTCTGACGCAGCAGGGTTGCCACCGTCAAATTGTAAGAACATTGTAATTCAGCGTGGGGAATCAAGCAACACGTTAAGGTGGCAAGACCCGAACGACACAATTATTGACAAACAATATTTGTGTACTTGGGCTGGTACAAAAATTGTAAGAAAAGCCGGTGGTTATCCAACGGACGAAGACGACGGAACAGTTATTGTTGATAATAAAACGAAAAATCAATACTTAACTTCGGGATATGTTGACAGTGATATTACAGCAGGAACGACCTATTATTACAGGGCATTCCCTTATTCTGTAAATGGTGTTTATAATTACGACACAAAGAATTGTTTTGTGGACGCAATTATATATGGCTTTGCAATTGACAAAACTGATTCAAACCCCGACACAAGAGTTTCTTATATTGAGGGGTGCGACAATGAAAACTTCACAGCAGCCCATATGAACTTCGGAGGTTCTTTTGATTATGGCGACTGGGAAAATGCGTTTTTTATGCCAAGAGTTGTAATGTTGAAATCAGACGGAACAGTTGATTACGAAATCAACCCCGACGACTATTCTTTGAAAAAAGACGGCACGGCTTCTGATTATAACAATACATCATATAACGGCAATGTTATGGTCGGTTTTCCACAAGTTTGGTTCAAGTTTGTAAATAATGGAAACCGTCAAGAAGTTTATATTTCAAACAAAAAAGCAGATGACGACTATGTAAACTATACACACTATAACAGACTTAACGAACTCGTTGACGAAATATACGTTGGTGCATATGACGGTGCTTTGATAAGTAATAAACTTCGCTGTCTATCCGGACAAACACCGTGCAACACCCAAACAGGTACAACCGAAATAAGTGCAGCAACAGCAAACGGCACTTACTGGTACACAGGGGTTCTTGCAGATTATCAAATGATTATTATGTTATTAACCCTTATGGGTAAGACGACAAACACACAAACAAAATTTGGCTATGGCCATTATACAGGTGGAAGCAGTGCAAGTTCTTTAATTGCAACAGGAACAATGAACACTCGTGGTTTGTTCTGGGGAAGTAACGGCACTGGTGTCGGGGTAAAAGTATTCGGTATTGAAAACTTTTGGGGCAACCTTTGGAAAAGAATTGCCGGTTGGATAAACGCAAGTGGAACACAAAAAATAAAAATGACTTACGGCACACAGGACGGTTCAACCGTAACCGGATATAACACGGACGGAACGGGTTATATTTCAATCGGCTTGACACCGAGTGGCACAAGTGGAGGTTATATAAGTTCTTCAACTCTTACCAATTACGGCTTATTTCCACAAGTGGCAAGTGGCTCTGACACAACCTATTTTTGCGACGGTATGTGGTTTAATAATTCACAAACTGATTATGCCCTCGTGGGTGGGAATTGCAGCGATGGGTTGCTTGTTGGTGGTTTCTATTCGTTCTTGGGCATTGCCGTTTCGTACTCGGGCTGGGACGTCGGGGCTTCCCTTTCTTGTAAACCTGCTGCGTAGCAGCAAAGGGGGACTGGGGGAATATTCCCCCATATAGTTTTTAGGGACATAAGAAGCGTTGCCCTCGTGGGTGGGAATTGCAACAATGGGTTGCTTGTTGGTGGTTTCTATTCGAACTTGAACAATGCCGTTTCGAACTCGAACTGGAACATCGGGGCTTCCACTTCTTAATGAAATAAAACCATAAATGCTTTTTATGTTCCTTACCACTTGGTAAAAATTAAGTCGTTAAAGGCACGGTTCAGTAGCACGTTGAAAGACCGTGAGACATTAAGAAAGGATAATTCTTGAAATCGTACAATCATCTTTTCGAAAAAGTCGTGGACGAAGCAAACTTAAACCAAGCAATTGACAACGCAATCAAAGGGAAACGCAACAGGTTCGATGTTAAAAAGATATTAGCAAACAGAGAAGAACACATCAAAAAGTTAAAAAGTATCTTATTGAACCAAGAGTTCAAAGCCCGTAAACACAAAGCAATGATAATCAAAGACGGGTCTTCGAAGAAAGAAAGACTTGTAATTCAACCGGACATCAAAGACGAACAATTTATTCATCACGCAGTTGTTCAAGTATTGAAGCCGATTTTCTTAAAAGGAATGTATGAATTTTCTTGTGGTTCAATTCCAAACAGGGGTGGCCACTATGGAAAGAAATATGTTGAAAAGTTTATTCGAAGACATAAAGCAGACATCAAATATGTTTTGAAATTCGACATTCGGCACTTTTACCCAAACATAGATACAGACATTTTGAAAGCGAAATTAAGTAAACTTATTCACGATGACAAAATGCTGTATCTGCTCGGACAAATAATTGATTCAAACGTGGCCGTTATGGAAGACGGCAGCGAAAAAACAATTGGTGTTCCTATTGGTTATTATACTTCTCAATGGTTCGCCAATTGGTTTTTGCAGGACATCGACCATTTTATAAAAGAAAAATTAAAAGTAAAAGGTTACGTCCGGTATGTTGATGACTTTGTTTTGTTCGGCAGAAATAAAAAAGAATTGCATAAATGCTTGAAAGAGATTGAACAAGAACTTACCAAACTAAACTTAAAACTTAAAGGCAATTATCAAGTATATAGGTTCGATTACATCGACAAAGAGGGCAAGCGAAAAGGTCGGCCACTTGATTTTATGGGGTTCAAATTTTATCGGGACAAGACCACATTAAGAAGAACGATAATGTTGAAAGCCACACGCAAAGCCAAAAAGATGTACAAGAAAAAGAAATTGACGTGGTTTGATTGCTGCCAACTCATAAGTTATATGGGTTATTTTCTTGCAACAGATACTTACGGCACGTTTCAAAAGTACATTAAACCTTATGTAAATATCAAAAATTGCAAAAGACAGATAAGTATAAGACAGAACAAAATAAATATAAAGGAGACCAAAAATGGAACTAAATTGGACGAAAGCAGAAAGCAGACTGTCCCCAGTGGAACTTGACAAAGTTTCTTCACCACACGGGGTTTATATGCGAAAGAACATTGAAGCCGTAAGTGTTGAAGACCCGATGACAAAAGAGACTTACACAAAATATGTTTATGATGAAGTCTTTTTGACGCATTCAGAATATGACAGATACATTCTGATTCAAGACATTAACCTTAAACACGACGACGACGTTGTTGACGACTACACATTGAAACTAATTGAGGAGGGCATATTGTAATGAGTACATTTGCACAAAGTATCAAGAGACTTTATGACGCAGGAAAGTTGACCAAAGAACAAGTCAAAGCCCGTTATGACAAAGGACAATTAACCGAAGAAGAATATCTTTGGATAATCGGTGAAGAATAAAAGTTTATGGCTGGGTGGCTGGGCTTTTCGGGAGGGGCATACAACGGTGGTATGCCATTATTAAAGTGAATTGCAAAGGAGGTAAAAATGGCAATTTCTTTTATTGATGTTCTTACTTTTATCAAAGACTTAATTTCAGACGGCGAAAAACTCGCAAAGTTCAAAGAAGTCATTGAAGATGTAAAAGAACTTATTAACGACATCAAAGCAGTCGTTGAACTTATCAAGAAGTAATCAAAGGGGGCTTTGACCCCCTTTTACTATTCGGGAGGAATTAGAATGTACGATATACCAAAAGCGATACAAGCATTCTTTGACGCATTGAAGCAAGCATTTTCATATGCCGAAACAAGCAAGAACAAACAATGCGAAACTGATGTGCTAAAAACAAAGAAGAAATTGAATAAAAAGTCTGACAAACAGGAAGACTTGCTTCTTGATATGGCTTTTTTAATCGAAAAATATATGGTGCTATTTTCAAAGCCCGACCGAATCAGAGCAAGAGTGTATTTGAAAAGAATTAAAAGGGTGAATTGAAATGGAACAATACAAAGATATTATAGAATTTGCACCGGTTATTGTAGTGGTGCTTTTATTTATGTGGCAAAATAATGTATTCATCAAGCCCGAAGTGCTTGAAAAGAAACACCGTGAAATACTTGACGAGATTGAAAAAAGGTTCAAAGACAAATATGTTGAAGTGAATGCGTATAAAGAATTTCAGAATCACATATACTCGGAACTTGAAAAGGTTACAACCGGCATTGAAGAATTGAAAGAATTTATAATGAAAGGTGGCAGCAAATGAACTTAAACTTTTCAATGAGTGAATTGACGCATTCAGACACGGCCGTTAAGTATAACATAAATAATATGCCCGACATAAATTCAATGGACTGTATGCTTGATTTAATATATTTTGTGCTGCAACCACTTCGGGATAAACTAAAAAAACCAATTAAGATTTCAAGTGGCTTCCGTAATTCAGAAGTCAACAAACTTGTCGGTGGGGTCGGAACGTCCCAGCATTGCAAAGGCCAAGCAGCCGACATCATTGTTTCGGGAATGACCGTAAACAATTTAATCAATTTTATAAAGTCGTCCGGTATTGAGTACGACCAACTTATAAATGAATATGACAGGTGGGTTCACATTTCTTTTGTTAGAAATAAGAACCGGAAACAATGTTTCAAAATTTCATAAGTTCCTTTTCATTTTTTACTCTTTTACTGTTCTTCAAAAAGAAGTCCTTACTTTCGGGTAAGGGCTTTTTTTATGCAAAAAAACGGAGGTATAAAACCATTCGGACATATAAAAACTCTCGTTGTAGGGCATTCTGACGGGTGTAATTTTTAAGCAACCAACTTCAAATTGACATAAAGTTCTTCATTGACAACTTTTTTGAGTTCTGCTATAAATGTATATGGTTCTAACATCGTCCGATGTGTACCACCATTTTTAGAAAAATGAGAATTTAATATCAATTCAAAGACGGGATTAAGCACTATACTTAACTTCCCGTCTTTGTATATAAAGTTCGAACCTATTAAATTCAATATCTTTCTTTTTGTTTCGGCAGATTTCCCCAAGAACTTTGCTGGTGCGTCTTTGCACCAGTTCAAAAGCAAGTTCGAACTTTCATAAAAATTCTTGCTTGCTACACTCAAACTTTGTAATTTGTTAAGCAATGTAACTTTTTCATTATGCCATTGATTGTGTTTTTCTTCCCAAAATTCTTCCGTTATTTTTCCGTCAAGTTTGTCTGCATATAAAGCGTCGATTCTGTGTGTCAATATTTTTATTTGTTTGTTTATACTTTCGCTGCTGGTTTCGTCAAAGCGTTCTTTGACCCCCTGCATTTCTTTTAATGCTGCAATTATTTTGTCGGCACTTTCTTCCGGTATCTGTATTCGTTCAAGCACTCTTATAATTGCTTGTTCAATTTGTTCTTGTCTTATATAACTTTTTTTACAATCACCACCACGTTTGCCGGTGCAATGATAATATATGTATTTTCCTTTTTTTAATTCGGCTGTAAGTTGACAACCACAATGGCCACACTTAATCACCCCGACATAATCGAACACAACATTATGTGTCCGTGCTTTGCTTTGAGTGAACATACTTTGCACTTTGTTCCACAAAGCAATGTCAATTATCGGTTCGTGGTTGCCTTGATAGATAACCCCTTTTATTTCCATTTTCCCGATATAGAACGGGTCGTGCAGCATTTTCAAAAGAATAGACTTTGCATACGGTTTCGAATTATGATACAAGCCCATTGCATTAAGTTGTTTTCGACATTCTTCACCGGACACACCACTTGCATATAATTCAAATAACTTTCTTATGAACGGGGCTTTGGTTTCATCAACGGCAATTATTTTCTTTCCGTTTTCGTCTTTCGTATTTATATAACCGGCCGGTGCTTTGTGTGGGTAATAACCCTGTTTTATTTTCTCGGCACGTCCTTTGTTTACTTCTTCACGCAAATTGTCAATATAATTCTTTGCCATAAGAACTTTTATGCCGTGCAAGAATTTTGTCTGTGATGAAGAACTTTCACTTAAAATTGTATTGTCTTTTACAAGATGAACTTCAAGACCTTTTATGTCGTCTATTGTTACATAGTCTTTGAAGTTCCTGTATAATCTGTCTGTCTTTTCAACAAGTATTACATTTATTTTCTTTTCTTTGATATACGCAAGCATTTCATTAAACGCTTTGCGTCCGGCCTTTTTTGCTGTTTCACTTTCAGAAAAGACCTTAACGACATTAAAATTGTTTTGTGCTGCGTATTGTTTCAAGTACGAAATTTGTGCAGGAATCGAGAACCCCTCTTTTTCCTGTCTGTCCGACGACACACGAGCATAGATGACAACTTGCTTCATAAAAAAATAATAACACAAAGAAAAAACATATGTTAATCATATGTAAAATAATATAAAAGTTTTGCAAGTTCAAAAGCAATTTCTTCTTCCGATACTTCAACCGGTTGTTCCGGTGGCAGAAATTCAATTTCAAGTTCTTTCATTGTTACCCTCCGGTTTTACCAAGTGAATGTTACGCATTGCATTTTCTTTGTTATAGAGACGGAATGCTTGCTTGCCCAAACTCGAAAGTCTGGAAATCTTGCCACATAATTGAACCGGCTGTATTTCAAAAATAAAGTCAATGCACTCTGCCCCAAAGTTTACATAATAACGCTGCACAAAGCCCATTATATAATTGAATGCGTCGGGTGTTAGTTTGTCGTCTTCAACTATGAGGGTGATTTTATTCATTTCAAAGCCCCATTCACCGTCAATATAATTTTATTGATGTCGTTTTCAACTTCTTCAAGACTTTTATAATCGTTATTGTTCTTTAATCTTTCGGCATATGGCAGCACTTCTTCAAGTGCTTTTTTATATGCGTTCAATTCTTTTTGCAAGTCTTTGTTCTGTTTTACAACGGCATTGTATTGCTGCACTGCAACGTCAAGTTGTCTTTCTAAACTACTCATTTATATTCCCTCCGAATCTGCTGCGATAATAAACACAATTTTTTCTGCAATTCTTTTTGCTTGGTATAAGTTTGTTTGTCAAAAAACAAATGTCATAGTCCTCCGGACTTTCCGGTTTTTCCGGATTGCTGCACTTATAATATTGATGTCTATATACGCAATCTTTATTGTTCACTTTTCCCCTCCAAGTATGCCCATTCTTTGAAAAAATCATCAGAAGAAGTGGACTTATACCATAATAAATATGCTGTCATTTCGTCCGGAAAACCGGTAAGAAGTTTTGTTTTGTTTCTTTCATCGGCCTTACAAATTAAGTTGTAAAGCATTGAATGAAAATTGTTTGCAGTCGGGTTCTGCTGCCAGTATCTCAATTCCCTTACTGCTTTGGCGAAATTCTCTTTCATTAAAATAAACTTATTGCCCGTTACAAGTTCTTGAAAACCAAGCATATTCAAAGTTTCACTATCTTTTGAAATCATCAATTCTGTCATTTTAATTTTTCCTTATAATCTTTTATCATTTGTTTGTGTTCTTTTTTTGGGTAGTATTTTTTTACATATTCTTTGTACGCTTCAAGTGAATAATTATTTCTATTCTTTCGTGCGATTTCTTCCATTTCTGATTCCGTCATATCATTTGCACCTCTGTACTCGACGCAATAATAATCACGAGAATTAAAAGAAGTAATCATACAACGGTTCTCGGCAGTGCATTCAACGATTGTCCCCCCCCCGAAAACTCGTACAATTCCTTACAGTGCTTACATTTCAAGCAATGCCCCTGCGTTCTCTTTGTTGTTTTCTTTGCTACTCTGTACATTTATTTGTCCTCATTTTCGATTACTTGCAAAATTTTTTCGACCGTTTGAAATGGCCTTTTTTCGCAAAGGTCTTTTATTTTTTCGATTACATCGGCCGAATAATAAACCTTTGTTCCCTCGTGATTTTCAAACACCCACTTCATTTGATACAGTCCTTTGTATTTCGGTTTGAATATCTAATTTCATATGATTTATTTTTTCGGCCAAAAGTTCTGCATAATCAGCCACAAGAAAAAGATGTGTTGAAATCTTTATATTGTCATTGTTTTGGCATTTCAGTTCTGCAACATAATGTGCCAAGTCTTGAAGTGTGTCTGCTATGTAACTAAAATTTAATTCAATAGCATTGATATTGTGTTGAACGTTTGTTAAATTAAGTGTACCCATTTTCCCTACTTTCTTTTTGTGTGTTTTCTGCTGTATATTAAGTCCCAACGAGAAATTCTGTAACGCTTTTCAAATTCCTCGTCTGTTAAGTTCTTTATGGCGATGAAGTGCAATTGTTCGTGGGTCTTTATTCTTATAAGAATAAGTTTTTGTTTTATGCCCTGCTTTTCGTACCAGTCTGAATGTTTCTTATAATGTTGAAATTCAATGAAGTGGTGCAAGTTGAATTGTGAATGGTCGTAATCGTCCGTGCTTTTTATCCAAGCAGCCGGAATCAATTGCCCAAGAATATTCAATACATATACTGGGTGTCTTTTGATTTCCTCATTCATAATCTTTTTTGAAAGTTTCTTTTCTTTGATTGCTTCTGCCATCGTACTTCCCTTATGCTTCTTTCTTTACAAGAACATAGTCGTCCCACCAAACTGCTTCACCGAACCTGTTGCAACCCTTTTTACTTTCGTTGATAATTTCATATTTGCTGCCCTGTTCTTTGAAACGCTTGCGTAAATCTCGAATGACGGACGGTGCGTGTCTTATCCCGAATATTTCGTGGCACTGCATATTTGTTATGCGTCCGTGAGTTTCTAAATACCACAAGACTTTATCTGCTTGTGATTTCCCTTTGAGTTGGTTGAATAGATTTAGTTGTTCCATTGTTCCTCCGTTTCAAGCACATTCATTATTGCTTTTATTGCTTGCTCGTATTCGTCCGGCGTAAGATTATCCGGCAATTGTCTTTTCATTCTTTCGTATTCTTGCCAGTTAATATCCATATCCGTTGTAAACCTCTTTGCAATTTTCAAGTATTCTTTTGTCGCTATTGTAGAATAGGTCAATACTTCCACCACTTGGGTTGCCCAAAGAAAAGTTCTTAACCTTTTCAACAAACACTGTCGGGGTGTTCCCAAGTTTCCCGTCTGCTTGTCTTTCACGATGTACAATAATTCCGTAGTCGGCCATATTGTACCAATCACCCGAACCCGAAATGCTGTACATATTTGGCATTTTTTCCCCGTCCGGTTTCTTCGGGTGTGCAACAAAGATAACAAGTATGTCCAGTTTCTTTGCAAGCATACAAAGTTTTGATAATATCGAACCAATGTACTTGTCTTCTCTGTCCTTAAAATCATTGTTAAGTCTGTTGTATGGGTCGATTGTTAAAGTCTTGACCCCGTATTTTTTCACGGCCAGTTCTGTACGTTCGCATATTTCATCGACCGTCCAAAGTCTGTCCACATCAAATCTGTAAAAGTGTTCGGCAATAAATTCAAATGCTTTGCCAAAAACCGTTTCAACATCAAGAAGTTGTGTGAGTGGTTTTTCATAATACATTTCAAGAAAAGTATTGTAATGTCTTGGCTGCGTGTTTTCGAATGACGCAATCAAATGTTTTAAGTCGTAACGCTTTGAAAGGTTCATCAAAAGGTTATCAACGAATGTTGATTTTCCCCTGCTTGGATAACCGGACACGACCATTAAGTAACCGGTGCGAATTTTAAGCATATTGTCTAACTTCAACCAACCGGAATTATAAAAGTTTGTGTCATTTTCAAAGTTATATTTGTGTATTTCGTCGAATGAATCATAAAAACTTATTACCCCGTCCGGTGCAATGTCCTTTGCATTATCAAGATATGATTGCAATTGTTCCCCACCCAGCAATGCTTCGTTTGCGTCTTTATATTGCTTCCATTCAACGAGTTTACATTTTTCTTTTCCAAGACGGTTCAACAAATTCAACTTCAAGCCGTCCCCTGCTGCGTCATTATCAACGGCAAGAATGTGTGTGTCGAACTTTTGTATGAAGTCAAAACAATTTTCAATACATTCAAGTTTCTTTTCACTTGCCCCCTGTGGAATTGACACGGCAGCAATGCCCTGTTCTGCAAACGCAAGAACGTCCATTTCACCCTCAACCCACACAAGAGTTTTCGTGTCCCTTACCAAGTCCATTCCGAACAAAGTTTTTTCGGTGTCTTTTTCTTGTTTGAACTTCTTATCAAAAGTTCTGTATTTTACATTTACCAGTTCACCGTTCTTATAATACGGAAGTATTATTTCATTTTTGTCGTTCAAAGAAATTCCGTAACGGTCAACAATTGCTTTTGATATTCCCCTTTTCTTGAAGTATTCATACAACGGTTCAAGTTTATCAACTTTCTTTGGCTGTGCCGGTTTCTTATAAATCTTTGGCGAATTTTCAAACTTGCTGCGATAATATACAGCCCCGTGAAAGTCGCAATTGTGGCATTTATATAACACTGCGTCATCTGAAAATGTAACAGACAAGCAAGGGTCTCTTTTGTCTTTTCTTGAATCGGAACATACAGGACACCTTTGTTTGCCACTATGTGTCAATGTTATTCCAAGTTCGTGTAATTTATCCCTATATTCCATAATTTACTTTCATTCCCCTTTTTAATAATTCATCTGCACGGGTTGAAACCCAACCGTCTTTGCGAAAATATCCGTAATGGTCTTTGTTCCGTGCTTTTATCGCTGTGTCGGAACACTTGCCAAGCCATTCGTCAAGCACTTCAATCATTCTTTGTGCTTTGTCTCGTCCCCACTTATCAAATATTTTTTGCAGTCCGTCTTCTGTCAAACAAACAAATTCACATTCCGGTATCTGAACAAATTTTGCTGCCGGTTTCTTTCTTGGCTTTTTAGGTTTCGGTTCTTCTTTGGCCTTACCCATTCTGTTTGCAGCACGGCTTTGTGAATAATTCCGTCTTTTAATGATTTCTTCTTCAAGCCGTTCGTTATAATATGACCCCGATTCATCTTGAACAAATTTTTCAAAGATTTCTTCGTCATATGTTCCACATATCTTCAACATATGTTCTTCTGTGATATGTCCTTTTAGATGTTGTCTGCACATAAGTCGAATATACTTGCCAACTTGTGCGTCGGTCATATCCTCCGTTCCAATTTGAAAGTCTGCTGAATAAAATAAAAATGCTGGGTCTTTGCTCATATTTCCTCTTGAATAATTGTTTGTGTCCTTACACCGTCCGGTAGCCCCAATGTTCTGATAAGTTCAATAACTGCTTCTTTCATTCGGCACTTATGGGAACTGTCTTTGAAGAAGTCATCATAATAACAACCACTACATACACACCCACGTTCAAAACAGTTTATTGCAGAAATTGTCCACCTTTTTGCAGTCGGCAGCGTGTGGCTAAAATGGTATTTCTTCGTCGTCTGCAATTGTCGTTTCTTTTGGCTGTTCTGTTTTTTCCTCATTTGCAACCCCGTCTTCTTTCTTCACGTCAACATATTTTCTCGTTGCTTCATCGAAGACGACTTTGCAAAAACCCCAGCCAATAAGTTGAAGCGAATGCTTCGGCTTTTCTGCACCCTGTGGGGTATATACATTGTCGGTCAATTTCCCCTCAACTCTGATGTAGTCGCCCTCTTTGACTTCCTCTGCAAGTCTTTCTGCCGTGTTTGAATTTTTTGTGTTAAAGAATGTTATATAAAAATTGTCATATAACTTCTTCCCCTCTGTGTTTTTCTTTCCGTTGGTTACACCAATTGAAATTTGTGTGAAACAAGTGCCACTTTCTTTATAAGTGATGTCAACCTTTCCTACACGTCCTAAAAGTTCAAATTTGTTCATTTTCCTTTTCCCTTTTCTTACCTACTATTGCCGGAAAGCAGGGGCATTATGCCCCTGTTTCCTCTGTCGGTGGTAACTCGACAGTAATTGTGTTTTCGTCTTCCCAGTTTGTTTCGTCTTGTACTTCGAACATATCCGGTCTGACAGTAACCTTTGTTGTATTATCCATTGCAAGTGCTTTTTGAAGTTCAATTGACTTCGGCAGCAACTTAACAAGTTGAATCAAAACTGTTTTTTTGCACATTGCGTCGGGGTCTTTATACCACGGCGAATTTTTGTCGAATGTATCTGTTTTTGCGTCATAACATTTTGAATGTGTTTTTCCGTGTGCAATACATTCTTCTTTCGGCATAACCTTAAACAGACTGCCACCGTTTTTCATTTTGGCAACTGCGTAATATGCAACCACTTCACCTCTGTTTTTGAATACCGGTATGTGTTTTAGTTTTGCGTCTGTTCCGTATTCATATTCAAAGATGTCATTTTCATAAACTGTGTGCATATCAATTGAAACTGAATTTCCGTGTCTGTAAAAAAGTTCAATATATCCTTTGTAACCGATTTGAAATTGTGCTTCTTTGACTTTGACCCATTTGCCGTTTACGTTTCTTGAATTGTTATAAGCAATTATGTATGCTTGACCCTCAACATTCGGTTCAAGTCCGAGTTGTGCTGACTGGAACAACGCACCCAAGAAACTCTCTTTTGTACAGTCTGCTAATGACGGGTTCAAACGAATTGTCGTCAATGCTATTCTTACAAGTCTTTCTGCTGACAAGTGGCTTGGAACTGCTTTGCCAAGTTCATTCAAAGATTTTTGTATAAGTTCTTCAATAGGTTTTGACTTTGCACGATTTTCAAGTGCTTTTTGTTTTAATTGCATTACTGCTGCATTCTGAACCATTATGCCACCTCCGTTTTTTTGTTTTTAGAAATTCTCAAAACTCTTGTCGATGTTTCAACCATATATTCGGCAGCAATTTCGGGGTGTTCTGCTTGGAAAGTTTTTGAATCGAATCTGCTGCCCTTTTGTGTTTTCCAAGTAACAACATATTTTGGCGATTCAATGCCCTCATTGTCTTTGATTAAGTCTTTAAGTGTG